AAATAATACTAATAAAACTAATAATAAAAAATATAATAAGTAATAGTAGTAGTAATAGTAATAAGTAAATAACAAAAATAGTATAATAAATAAAAAATAGAATAGTAATAAGAATAATAATATAATAAATAATAATAATACAGTTAATATACTAAATAATAATAGTAAGAGTAACAATACAAAATAATAGTAATATAAGTAACAATAGTAACAATAATACTAATAGTGTAAAAATAGTAATAATAACAAGAATAATAACAATAATATTAAATAACAATAATAATAATTATAGTAATAGTAGTAATAAAAGTAAAGTAGTAAATGTGTAAAATAGTAAATAGAGCAGACTATTTACTTTGGCGCGCCCTTTCTGCAGCTCGAAATTTTGGGTCCCTTGTCGGGGAGGTAGGTAGAGAGGGAGGTGGGGTGGTGGTGTTCACCAACTTTCTCTATTTTTCAAGCTTTCGCTAAGCAATTTTCGCTAAGCAAATTTTTTTACTCTTAAATAACAAAAAAAAGACTATTTACTAACTCAGTAAATAGCCATAACTATCTATAATAATAAACGTAGCTCGTAGCCTGTCCGTAAACTGCTACGAGCCTTATTGAAAGGGGTTTTTAGAATTAGGCTAGGAGTAGATTACTAATCAACTACCTAATTCTATATTTATTATACTATAGACTAGACGCAAACTCAAATATTTTACTTTTATAAAAAAAATTTTTTTTTCGAGGAGAAAAATTTTAAAGTTCTCTTTTTATAATTTTACATAAAATATGAAGGTAATTTGTTATTCTTTAAGAGTGAGTACAAAATTGTATGTTCCCAATATATAATATATATATTATATGTAATATAGTAAATATTATAATAGTAAATACTATAATAAGGGCACACAAAGATTTTTAAACTTTGTGACAAAATTGTATATTCTTAAATAAGTTATTTAAGAAAGGGGTAAAACAAACAAACAAATACTAAAAAATAGGAGTAGTTTAAATGAGCAAAATATATTTAAGTGAGGTAATTGATTTTAATATGCTAAAAAATAACTGTTTGAATATAGTTAAAGTACCTTGCGGAGGTCGGTAAGACAACTTGGGCGATACACGAGGTTTCTCGACAAGTTTCAAAGAAGAACAAAGAGCTGTATCTTATAGACAGAAATATAATGAAAGAGCAGATTGTTGTTCAAAACAAAAATATGATAAAGAATTATACTTGTAACGACCTTCCGTTCATCTTTGAAGAACTAATCAACTTTAACGAAGATGAAGATAAAATTGTGTTAATGTCATATCATATGCTTGGCGCGCTTTCAAAGAAATATCAAAACTTTTTAAATAATTTTGAAGTTGTAATTTGTGACGAGTTTGACCAAATTTATGATTTTATGAGAATTGAGAACAAACAAACAGCTAAAATTGATGGACTACCTCAAGAAATAGTAGATAAACGATGGTGTCATGAAGCTTATAATGCAATTGGTAAAGCTGTGACTTCTATGAGTAATGATACTCCTTTAGTAGTTGCAATGAGCGCGACGCCAGAAGAAATTATAAACGATAAGAGATTTAGTAATTATAAAAACAAAGTTCAGTTACTTAACCAAATTACTGGATATACTTGTAACAATAAAAAACAGTATTATAACTTAGAAGCACTCATCAATAACCTACCAACTAATACTAAATATTTATGTTATGTTGATAAAATAAGTGTATTATTAAAATACGAACAAATTGCAAAAGCAAAAGGTTTTAGAACTTGCGCAATTTGGAGTTTGTCAAATGAGAAATATCAGATGAATGAAGACCAACTTCGTGTGCGCGCTAGCATAGTAAATAATGAAAGAATATCAAATGATATTGATTTTTTATTTATTAACAACGCATATATGACAGGTATCAATATTAGAAACGAAGACTTTAATAACGTTATAATACATAATACTAGAGAAAAAGTAGAAATACAAGTGCTTGGTAGAATTAGACACGATACAGAAAATGTTTACGTTTTCACGCCAGAAGTAAGAGATTGCTTAGTACCAGAAGAATTCTTAAACATACCACTAACGACTGAAGACAAGGAGAGACTTGTTGATGAGTTGCAAATTCATAATGAGTGCGGCAGGTTATGTAAATGGACAACAGTAAAGAACGAATTGCTTAATAATGGATATGTGGTGGAAGAAATTAGAAAAAGATTTAATGGTCATCAGACCAGATGCTCGATTATAAAGTATAGTTGATTTTTTAGAAAAGAAATAATAAGTAGAAGGAGAGTAAGAGAATGAAAAAAGATGAAGAATTAAAATCATATGAGAAATTAGTAGAATATGGGTGGGAATTAACTGACAAATATGGTGACGCATTCGGTGTTACTATAACAGAAGAGGAACAGTTACAAGGAATAAAGTTGATATTCGATTATTTAGAAGAAAAAATTAATTTACCAGCTTTTATTCAAAAAGATTATTTTGAAAAACATAAACATTACTATATAGACGGAAGTTATAGAAAAGCAGTTTATCAACCAATAAATAGTAAAATTTTTGGAAAAATGTTTAGAGAAATTAGAAGTATTGGCGCGATTCCATATTTAAGTGAAATAGTATACACAAATATAGGAGTATTGTATATAACTTTTTGCATTGGAAACGAGCCTGCACAATTTTCATTATATAGTATAGAAGATAATGCTATTATGTGTTATTCTTATAATGCAAATGATGATACAGTAGAGTTGGGTGACGCAGCTACTTGTTCAGACCAAGACGGAAAATTGTTAGTAAGCTTTAACTAACAAAACTAAAAGAGGACTAATGTCCTCTTTTTTTGCTTTATAGACCTTTGGCGCGCTTCCACAATTTTGTCAAAAAGACAACTTTGGTAAAGTTATTATGTAAACCTTTTGGGTTTTAAATTTTAAATAGTTTCCAGCTGTTTTTTGTACGTTTACTGGGGCCAGCTATTCAGCTTTTTGGAATGTAAGACGGGCTACAATCAGTTACAATTCAAATTGAAATAGGGGTTGTGTTTATCTCAAAAACAAAATAAAATGGGGTTGGCGCTTAAAGCAAAACCAAAATGAAATTAGCGTTTTTCAGCTGTTTTACTTTTGTCAAAAAGACAAGGTAAGGCTATAAAAAGAACTGGCTTGCGCCAGCTCCAAGTAAAGTAAAGTAAAGGGAATTTCTTTTGGCGGAGCAAAGAGAATTCGAATCTCTGCGGTCCTTTACGAACCCTAGCAGTTTAGCAAACTGCCCTCTTCAACCACTTGAGTATTGCTCCATATAATAAACGGCTGTCGTTTACGACGCCGCGCGTCCTCTATACCCAACTAGTATAGGGAAAATTTCTAGCCTTTTTTTTAGCTAGAAGTAGTATTGACTTTTAAGGTACAACACTATATTATTTAATACAGAGCCAATTGTGTCATTTTCTCAGTGTACATACTTTTGAAGTAGAACACAGATATCTGTCAAAAAAAGGCTCTGCATTTTATTAAGTTGTCTAGCACTAGACTCTTGTCGCGCTGTTTCAGCTAATCCCGAGTGTTTGAAGGAAGGTCTTTATAATCCTACACTAGGCAATTTTTGGTGGCGGTTAGTAGATTCGAACTACTGTCTAAGGGTTATGACCCTTCAAGGAACCACTCCTCTAAACCGCTATATATAAAACCAGCTTTCTCTTGTACTTAGAGCTAACTGGCGCGCTTTCGCTTACAAATTTACCTTCATTGCCATAGGAACCAGTGTGTGGATGGTTAGCCACTTCTTTCAGTTAAGTCTGAATGACAGTACTTTGGCGTAAGTCAATTTCTGCCTGTAGTTCTTTTTACTACTAAACACTTACTTCATTTTGAAGTAGAGTCACATTATGTTAGATATCGTAACTAATGTAGTAACTATTTACTATAATTATATTATATTATAAATTATATATAAATACAAGGTTTGTATAGTCCCCTTTCATAGGGAAACGACTATTTTTGATTTGTATTTTTTAATTACTATAATATAATTATATAGTATTTTGTGTAAAAAGTCAAAGTTTTGCTTGCGCTCATACATTTTATATTAAAAATTGCTAAAAAATAAACTGTAAAGTTATTATGTAAACTAAAAAATAATTTATACACTATAATTATAACATAAAATTTGTATTTTGTCAAGTAAGTTGGCGTCTAAAACTATAAAAGCCAGCCATTTACCCGTAATTGTCAGCTACTCTGGGTGCCAGCTACTAACTGTCAGCTATCTTAGTGTCAGCTGTTCCAGCTATTGTTAGCTACCAGCTACTTGCCAGCTGTCCTCAGCTGTCCAAATACCAGCTGTTCCAGCTGTCAGCTGTTGGGCAAGAGGTAGGGTATGGTGCGCTGTCGATCGTGACGCGTGGGGCAGGACTGGGCGCAGATTACAAATTATGTAAAGGTGTTATGTAAACTGTTATGTTAAGATATTATGTAAACTTTACCGTACTATAAAAACTCTCCGTAGCGCGCAGTTTACATAATTTGTTTATATAATAATAAAAAAAGGAAGTCTTAAACTTCCTCTTTTTTCTCTTGTTTCTTTTGCTCTCTCATTTTCTTATCTCTCGCAATTTTCTTTTCTTTTGCAAGTCTTTTTTCTTCGGCAACTTTTTCTTTTTTCAACTAATTTGTTTTGATATTCTTCGGCTAAATCTTCGCTAGTGAATTCTTGGTCGTTTGGAATTATAATTGAGATGTCAACTCTCCTATATTCTCCATTATGTTCAAAATCAATTGAACATTTTGAGCCTGAAATTTGTCTTGCATCTGTTCCCAAAGTTTCTTTTGCATTTGCAAGTAGTTTTTCAATAATTGCATTTCTAATTTCTTTTGCTTCTTTTTTGATTTACTTTTACATTTTCCATATAAACATACCACCTTTATTAAAAATTTTTTAATATGAATGTTTGCGCCTAATTACAACATTTTTTATAGGCTCTTTTCTTTATTGTAACTATATTATACTATATTTATATAGTATTGTCAAGAGTTATTTTGAAAACTCTTGAATAATTTTATCAATTTTTCTTGTAATGAATTTTAGTTCAATATATTTTGGTTTTTCTTCTTCTGTTAAGTTGCCATTATCAAGTTTTGCCTCATACTCATAAATTTTACTTTTTAATGCGCTGTTAACTGTTTTATATTCGCTTACTGTTAGCTTGTTTATATACTTATTCATTTTCTTCACTCTTACCCTTTCATTATAATTATTATACTATATTCTGATATAAAAGTCAATAGGTTTTTTTAATTTTTAATAACAAATCTGCGCTTACATAATAAGGATTAAATTTTTCATTTAGTTTTGTATTGTCAAAAACTATTCCATAACAAATATTGCGGAATATTAGTGTTGGTTCAGTTACAATAACCCCTTTATCTCCTGCATAAGTTATAACTCTATCGCCTATTTTCATAAAATACACCTCTTTTCTATAATAGCATTATATAATAAAGCAGTATTAAAGTCAATTACAAATTGATTACAAATATGTTACAGATATATTACAAATTATTGTAAAGTTGTTATGTAAACTGAGGGGCGCGCCAATTATGTAAAGTTATTATGTAAACTTGCTACGGTGTATTCTGGAGCAACGGTGGTTTACATAATTTTTGTTTACATAAAGTGTTATACTACAAAAAAGAAAAGTTGGCTATGCAACTTTTCTCTCTATCAACCTAAATGGCATAAATTGGAATTTTGTATCAAGTTTTTTATGTATCTTTAAAATTCTTTGTAAAATTTTTGTTTCGATAATACTATCACTTAAAGCAGTATGTTCTTCTTCAAAATTTCCGTCTAAATCTTCAATATAATTGTAAACTATTTCAGCATTGCTTTTTATATTTCCTTTGTCTGTTTCTTGTAAGTAGTAAGTTTGGTAGGTTACTTGTGAACATAATGTTTGACAAGCCATTGTCCATAAGTCAATAATTTCTAAATCTTTCCTAAAAACATAAGTTTGACAAAATTTTATTGTATCGGGCGCAAGTTTGTTGTTCTTTGTTTCTTTAAAAAACATTTTAAATTTGTTTGGAAAAATAAAATTTGTTGTTTGCATTATAGCGTCAAGGTCAAAGCCTACATTGTAAGCACCGAACACTTGCGCGCCACTCTCTTTTATATCATTTTGTAATATTTTAATAATTTCGGCAAAGGGTTGAACTTCAACTTTTTTCTCTATAACCATTTTGTCGTAAATAGGTTTTTTGTTTGCAAAATAGGCGTTGTTCATAAGCTCTTCATTTTCAAAAATTTCTTTTACTAAATAATTTCTTTTTAAAACTATGTCTTTTTTGTTTGCTATTGTATAACCTAAATCATAAACCAATTTTTGCATTACTTTTCTTTCAATATTTTCGTCAGGTGTGCAAGTTGCTGTTGTTTCTGTGTCTAGTGTTATATAATATTTTGCTCTTTTGTCAATTTTCATTTTAATTTCTTCCTTTCTCTCTCTCTCTTTTGGTATAATAGTATTATATACTATTAGTTTTGTTTTGTCAATAGATTTTTAAAAATTTTTTAATTTTATTTGTAAGTTATTATGTAAACTTCTACGGTACGGTAGTTTACATAAGTTATGTCATGTAACCTTTGTTTTTTTTTGACAGAATAAGAATAATAAAAAGGAGTTACCTGTGTAACTCTCTTAGTTTTTTAAATTGTTAAGTAAATCTCATTTTTGACTGTCATTTCAACATAAAATTCTATATTGTAACAGTCAATGTTTCCATATTTTTCTTTTAGTTCTTCTAATTCTTTAATTAAATCGCTGATTTTTTTATTTTCCATTTTATTTTCCTTCTTTCTATGTATTTTCTTCAAAATATACAGTTTTAATATCTTTTTTGTTAAATTCAATTACTTTTTCTATAATATACTCAGTATTGCAATTCTCACAAGTCCAACTTTGTCTTTCGGCAAAACAATTTTCTTCTATTCCACCTTCAATGTCAAAAGTATCTTCATAACTTAAAGGCTTTCCGCACTTTTTACAGTTCATTTTTTCTTTTTCGTTTTCTATTTTTGGTGTCCATTTTTTTAATATTAAAGTGTCATTATTTATAAACATTTCTAATGCGTCATTTTCTTTTATTTTTAATATTTCTCTTACTTCTTTTGGAATAACAACCCTGCCCAAGTCATCTGTCCTTCTTACAATTCCTAATTGTTTCATTTTTACATTCTCCTTTTCTACTTTTTGAGTATATAATAGGACTTAACTACTTATCAAGCCTTATCTATATTTTTTCAAGTCTTTCTCTGTATTTTTCTGTATCTTTATTGATTAGCTTGCAAAATGGTGTTTGAACAATGTCGGCTATTTTTTCGCTTATTTCTCCTAGTTTGTTTATTAGTAATAAAGGTAGTAATATTGGAGATAAAACTATAAAAATAATTATTCCTAGTGTTCTTCTTCTTTTTCTTATTTTTTCTCTTATTTCTTTTTGGTTCATATTCTTTTCCCTCTCTTTCTTTTACTATAATCATTATACTATACTTATATACTTTTGTCAATAGTAAAATTAAAATTTCTCAACTTTATTTTAAACACATTATGTAAACTGCTACGGCGCACCTGCCATAAATATTATGTAAATTATAATGTGATGCTTTGGTTTACATAATAACTAATTTTCTCTTACCAAAAAAGTAAAAAAGAAGAGGTTTATACAAAACCTCTATATTTCTTTTGTTTCAGTTACAAAATATTTTGCTGAATATCTGTTGGCAATTTGTTTAACTTGTTTGCTCTCTTTTTGTGTTGCGCAATAGATATTGAAAACTGTATATTTACCAATATTTTGTATATAGTTGTGTGGAATATTTAAACTTGACAAGTCATTGACTAAACTATTAGTAAACATTTTGTTTACTGTCAATTCAACTTTCCATAACTTATCTTTCCTTATTTTTTCTTCAAAATATTTTACTGTATATACTCCAACTAAATTACACAAAGCAACTATAATTGCTTTTGTAAAAGTTTGAAGTTCGCAAGTTGTCAACACGATTATATAAGTATAAAATCCATAAGCCAAAGCATTTACAACGCTTGCGACCACCTTCCCGCATTTTACTGTACAAAGACTTTTTACAGTTTGTATAATTACATTTACAATATTTGCAACTATAAAGATAATCAATAAATTTTTCATATAAAACACTTCCTTTCTAACTACTATTATAACACTATTGACAATTAAATGTCAATAGTATCATTTAATAAGTCACTATAAAACTTATTATATTTATTTCTTAGAACAACTTGAAAAGCCTTTACTTTTGCATAATGTGTTGAAATATAATCAACTGCCCATTTGCTTGCGCGCTTTTCTTCGGGTAAATTGTAATAGATAAACGCGCCGACTGTCTTAGAATATTTATAAATAAAGTTTGCTAGTTTTCTTCCAATATTACTAATTAAGTCTTGTTGGTCTGTTTGAATATGCCCAATTTCGTGCAAAAAGCTTATAAGGTTACTATCAATTTTATTTACACAATTATATTTTATGTTGTGTTTTGTAATTTTTGCAATACTTTTTAAAAAGTTTTCTGTTTCTCTTATATCTGCGAGAAGAGGAATACTTATATTTTTGTCAATTATACAACAACTAAAATCATTTCCACTTTCAACTACAATTTCATTGTCAACTGTATTTGCTAAATTTTGATATATTTCAATTATTTTACTATCGTTTATTTCCATAATATTTACCACCTTTACTCAAAAATTCTATCTATAATAGTAGCAACAAGCTTTGCAATTACCAAAAAAGGTAACATAATATAAAACAATATATTGTCTATAAATAAATACAGATAAAAAAGTTTGTTTAAAAAATTCTTCATATTTACCACCTCTTTCTATAATACAATTATAATATAACTATATATAAAAGTCAATTGCAAAAACATTACATTTATGTTACAAAAGTGTTACAAGAAGGTTGGCGCGCCGTAAACATATTATATAAACTCACCGTAGTGGTTAACATAATACCTTTATATAATTTTTGTCTTTTTGACAAATTATTTGCAAGTTGTTATGTAAACCTCTTTTGTCAAAAAGAGAAGAGGACTATTTGTCCTCTTTTTCTTTTTTCTTTTGCTCTCTAAGTTTTTTGTCGCGCTCAATTTTCTTTTGTTTAGCTTGTTCTTTTTGTTCTTTGTCAATTCGTTTTTGTTCTTCTTTTTGCAAAAATTCTTCGTTTAGGTCTTGCGCTGTAAAATCTTGGTCGTTTGGCACAATTGCACTAATATCAACTCTATAAAACTCTCCATTATGTTCTATGTCTAGTGCATATTTTGAACCAGAAATTTGTAGCATTTCAATTCCAGCTTTTCCAAACATTTCAAAGACTTTTGCTCTTAATTCCTTAGCGATTTTTTGATTTACTCTCTTTTCTTCCATTAAACATACCACCTTTTTTTTTAAAATTTTCTATAACCTACTGCCGAATATTGTGTTAGGTTTTTACTATTCCCTACTATTTAATTATACTATATTTTAAATAGTTTGTCAACACTATTTACAAATATATGTGTAAACTTGATTATGATATTCTAGCTCTACAATGTAGCTATTTCCAGCTTTTTCTACATTGGTAACTTTTATGTTTGTCATAAGGCTGTTGTCGTTACTCTTACAGACAGCTAAAACTGCACAAATACAATAAAATATCAAGATAAACGCGCACGCGCCTGCGACAAGTATTTTTAGTAAATCTTCCATTTTCTTCCCTCTCTTTTTATAATAGCATTATATAACACTTTAAACTAAAAGTCAATTACAATTGTGTTACAGTTTTATTACAATTGTGTTACAAATTATTGTTAAGGTATTATGTAAACTCCTTACAATATTCGTTATGTAAAGTGATTATGTAAACTTTACATACGGTGGAGTTATTTTAAACTGATTATGTAAACCAAGTGCAACGGTGGGTTTACATAACTTGTTTTATGTCAACTTATCCAAAAGTAAAAAAGAAAGAAGTCTATTAGACTTCCTCTTTGTTTAATTCATAGTAAACTTTTCCTTTTTGTTGTTTTCTAACAACTACATTATCTGCAAGTAAAGGTTTTACTAATGATACAATTTTTGGACTTGATAAATCTTTTAAGTTTTCGCTATGGTCTTGTAGTTCTTTAATATTGCAAATTCCATTTACTTTTAATACTTCAATAATTTCTTGTCTTAAAAGTTCATCTCCATTGTTTTTACTTTGTCTTTTTAAAGCCTCTTTATTTGCCCTATTTTTTAAGTTTGTAACTTCATTGTCTAAAACTTCTAAGACTGAAAGTTTATCATTGAAGTCAACTTCTTCTAATACTTTAATAGCAACCTCTAAAGCTTGTCTTTTTGTAATTTTTGTTTTTTCCATAATACACATACCACCTTTTTATAAATTTTTTCCCTATGACTTACTTCCACCAATTAGAATTAAGTTTTTACTTGGTCTTAAATTTGCTAGTCGTCAAAAGTCAATGTAAAATCGTTTTCGTCTTCATAGATTTTAAGGACTTTTTCTGTTGGTTTAAGAAAAAATTGTCGCGCAAATTCTTCAACTGTATCAATTTCGTCAAGCTCAAAAGCCTTTATACTATCACAGACGTGTTGTGAAAAGAAAAGCATATGGTAACCCTCTGTTGTTAAAATATAAACTCCTAAATTTGTCCTAAATCCGCTTATATCTTCAATATTGATTTTTAAGTTTGTTACACTTTTTTCATTTTTAAAAACTATCATTTTTTACACCTCTTTCTTATTTTTAATGTTGTTTTTTTATCATAATTGAAATTATTGTCAACACACCTGCAACTTTAAAATTAAAAGTTAAACCAAGTAATAAACAAAATATTTTATATACTCCACTAACAAAAGCAAATCTTAACAATAATGCTATAATTATAATTACAAGTTCAATTAAAATTGTTTTTCCCTCTTTACTCATTTTTTACTACCTCTTTTTTTATTTACTATACTTATTATATATTATTTACTTTTATTTGTCAACTGTTTTTATAATTCTTTTAACTGTTTTTTTAATTCTTTTATTTGTTCTTTTATCTGTCTTTTTTGTTCATAATTTGGAATTATTTGTTTTGTTTTTTCGTCATAGTATATTGCTTTTGTTGCTACTGTGTTGTCCTCGTAAGTCGTTGTAACAACTTCGATTTTAAAAATTCGTTCTGTTATATTTTTTGTTATGTAGTCAATACCTAATAAGTCAAGAACTTCTTTAATTAAAGTAACATTCATATCTTTTCTCCTCTCTTATATATCTGCTGATAAATAGTCTAATGTAATATCATAACCGTCAATTTTATAATATTCACAAATATTTATATCTTTTTCGTCTGCTTGTTCATACAAAAAATCTTCCATTTTTTCTACTAAATCAGGTTTTACAAGTTCGCGTTCAACCTCGTCATAATTATCGTCAAAACCGTCAAAATCATTTACTTGAATACTAATACCTTTTGTATCTTCGTAAAAGTCAACATAAATATCTTTTACTGTTTCTAATTCTTTTAACATTTCTTTTAAAATTTCAATTCTTTTCATAAGTTTTACCTCTTTTCTTTATTTACTATACTTATTATATGCCATATTAAGTTATTTGTCAATAGTTTTTTAAAATTTGGTGGAAGAAAGGGGAATTGAACCCCTGAAAGCGTTTGTATCGCTCAACTATATCTTTCGATTAAGCCCCTACCATTTTCCCTTGTAGGTGTTTCTCCCATTTCTCAATACTATTATCGTCTTTTTACTTTTATTTGTCAATAGCTTTTTGAAAAAACTTTTTAAGAAGAAGCTTGCGCCACTTCTTAAAGTCAGCTATCAGCTACTAGAAAGGCAATGTTATTTCGTATTCCTCAATATGACCATTGTTGCCCCAAGTGTACCATTGTTCAAGCTCTTTCAAGTCCTTTTCAGCATCAGCTTTTCTTTCCCTTGTTGCTCCAGTTCTCTCTCCATCTTCTACCCAAATAACTGCTTGATATCTTTTCATTTTTCAATTCCTCTCTTTCTCTTTACTACAAATATATTATACACCTTTTGAATAAGTTTTGTCAATACTTATTCAAAAAATTCTTTTAAAACTAAACCTAATGATAAAACTATCAATATTATTTTACTTGCAAGCGATAAATTCCATAAGTAAATATAACCTTTTACAAAAACTATTCCTAAGAAAAACATAGCTATAACAATAACTAGCTTTATACCCTCAACAATTGCTTTTCCTATCTCTTTTTTTAAGGCTTGTATTAAAATCTTTTCTAACTCTTTCTCCATATGTTTTCCCTCTCTTTCTATAATACAATTATACAATAGAACTTTATGTAAGTCAATTACAATTCAGTTACAATTGTGTTACATTTATGTTACAAAAAAGTTTATTATTGTGAAGTTATTATGTAAACCGCCGACTACGGTGGACTTGTTAACATAATTTTTGCTACGGTGGAATTTTTAGCAACGGCGCGCTTGTTAACATAATTCTTTTTTAAAATTAAAAAAAATAAGAGTTTTTAAAACTCTTATTTAATATTTGTAAGTTGTGATAATTTTCTAATCTGTAAACCTTGCCAAAGTTTCCTACTATTATCTGCAAGGCTTGTAAGTCTTTTTATACCTATACCGCCTACACTCTCCCACTCTATCAAATTTTTTGTGTAGTCGTCTAGTAAGTAGCAAGTTTTATCTATCTTAATATTATACTTATGTTCTATAATTTGCGCCTTGTTTTCTCCCAACCTACAAAAAGTTATATTTTCTTTTTGTAAGTTAGGCAAGTATTTTTTTAACCATTGTAACTTGTCCTTGTCGGCTTGTTCGTTTGGGCTTGCACTTATAACATATATGTTTCCTTTGCGCGCCATTGTGTTTACTACTTCTATTCCTACATAAGCTCCTAAACCTACAAAAAATCCGTTTTTCTGTATCGAACCTTTGCAAAGCATTTTTTACACTAAACTTTGCTAGTGTATTGTCCATATCTAAAAAAATTTTATTCATCCTCTTTACCTCTTTACTTTTTACTGAAAAGGCTTGACTTAGTCAAACCGTTTTCTATCTACTCTTTTTTATATAATACATTGTATCAATTAGGTTATCAATTGCTTGACCGATAGACAAATCCGCATTGTCCATTTCTGAACTATTTTCTGCGAAATATATATCTGCTATGTCAATTGATATACCGTCTAATTTCTTAACTATTTTTTCAATTTTTTCAATTATTTTTATTTTTTCATTATCCATTTTTTTATTCTCCTCTATATATAAATTACTAGCTTTTTACTAGCTTTTTAGGGTAGCTAGTTGCTTTTAGCAACTAGCTTTTGCCCACTTAAAAATTGTGTTATCGCTTATGTTTATTGTAATTCTATTGTGATATTCTTCATATTTCCAAAACTTATTTACAAAACTTACAAATTCGCTTGTATTCATAATTATTGCATATGTTTTATTATTTACTTCAATAATATAGACATATCTATTAGCTCTGCTGTTTGCGATATATTCGCTTAAAATTCCCTCAAAATCAGTAGCTTTTTTCATACCGTTAAGCAAGTGTAATTCGCTTCTATTTGCTTTGACTTGATAAAAGTAGTTGCCTTTATTGTGGTCGCCTTGTTTATTATATGCTATATTATCTAAGTGATAGTCAATGTAACCGTTCTTACTAGCTTTGAAGGCAATTTCAGCTTTGTAACCTCTCCTTATAGTTTTGTTTGTTAGTGGGTTTGTTGTTGGAATATCTTTTATTCCAACGGTAAGTTCTTCAATTTTCATTTTTAAAACCTCTTTTCTTTACTTGATAAATCTATTTTACTCCTAATGTTTTTACTTGTCAATAGAATTTTGAAAAAATTTTTAAAAAAACTTAAAAAGTTTTTTGGCGCTCCAAAATCAAAAATAAGCCGTTTAGTCTTTAAACAATAAAGTTATATTATCTTACTATAAAAACGCCTTAAAATTCAATTTCATTGTATCTGGAAATATATCTATATTATAATATTAAAATTAAAATAAAAGTAAAATAAAATCTAAAATATAAAATTAAAATATCGAATAAAAAGTTGTAAAGGTATTATGTAAACTTTTGTTACTGTAAAGGTATTATGTAAACTGGCGCCTACGGGTAGACAGAACTCCTGAAAGCCTAGAGGGGCGTGGGTTTTGGGATTTTTTGTTTTTGGGACAAAAAACGGTGGCCCCTCTGGAAACCTCTCTCGTTGACTAAAAAATTTTCAATTTTATAACTAAAACCATCCCCACTAACTAAAAATTTTTCGACCTTCCATTTACACCTATTGACCAATTTTTAACTAAAAAACTGTCTATTCAGAAACTCTACAAAAAACAACCCAAATATTTGACACCTTAACAGCCCAAGTAGTATAATTAACTTATAGGAGGAACACGAAAAGTGAATTTAGGTATTAGTAAACAATTGGATTATAATTTATATAGTAATAAGGAGCGCGCACAACAAGTTTTAGAGCTTTTTACACCCGAAAAACAACAGCTTGCACGCTTATCATATGAGCAGTCAAGTACGCAAAAGGAGCTAGAAACAATAGCCAACTTTATTTTGTACGGTAAGGACCCAAACTCAGGAAAAAACTACTGTCAAAAGAAAGAAATTCATATTGAGCAAGCCAAATCATCATATAAGAAAAAGGAGCCAGAGTCTCTTGAAGCACTGTTGGAAAACCCACTTATTAGTGAAAATGATTTTATGCCAATTCAGAAGAGTTCGTACAAAAAGCTTAAGCCTACTATTGACAGAGAGAAAGACAAAGACGTTCCTGGCATTCAGGACTTATGGAAAGCTATTGATATTTTGGCAGAGCAAGTTAGGGTTTTAAAGGAGAAGAAACAACTTGGCCTTGAGTTTTATAGGAAAAATCATATGTTAATTGCGCTTAGAAAGGAGCAGTTTGTTTTAAAGGACTCAGTTAGTGAGCCTTTAAGAGGAAGAAACCTACACTTTAGTAAAGTTCCTATTGTTTATGAGGAGAATACGGGTTACGTTAGGGACTATGAACAAGAAGCCCTATATTGTAGTTGGCGCGCAGACCACTATCGTAAGGATTTTCGGAGAAAGTTGGTATGAGAGACAATTACAAAAAGCAGAAGCTTTAAGAGAGTTGGCGCGCGAACGTAGTTGGGACTATATTGAGGTTTCTAGCAACCAAATTGACTTAACTAACCCTTTACACGTTTATAATTTGTTAGAGATGTATGGGACTTTAAAGGCTATTTCTTATGATAGTTTTGAGTCTAACATTAAATATGTTTTGTGGGAACTTGAGGATTATGTTGAAAAAGCTAAACTTTCTGAGGTCCGCAAGTACATTTTAATTAGAAAAATTGACAAGGCTACTAATGACAAAATTCGTATTGAATTACAGGAGAAGTTTGGAAGTGGCTATTCGGACAACTATATTAGTACAATTTACAAGCAAATTATTTGCGGAAAAATTGCTGAGGCCGCCAGAACTTCACAAGACGAATTTAGGTTTAAAGATTTACCAGAAAAATTTAAGAAATGTTCAACCTGCGGCCGTACCTTACTTAGAGACTCTAGGAACTTTATTAAGAAACCTAAGTCTAAAGACGGATTATCTGCTAGGTGTAAGGAATGCGACAAGAGAATTAGAGAAGAGAAAAAGAGACAAAAGAAAATGCAAGAAGAAAAATAGTAAGTGGAGGTAGAGTATGATTAGTAGAGTTTTAAGTTTTTTTAACGGAGTTAGCGATGAGAGTTTTGTTGTTTTGTATAACTCAGAAGAAGAACTGGCGCGAGCCCTTAACGAAAACGAAATTGAGCTAACTAGTTCTGTTAAGTTGAGTAGTCTTAAACCAATGGGCCTTGAAGAATTTTGTAATTATGCAAAAGGAGGTAAATAATTGGATTTTAAAGATTTTATGGAGCCGGCGCGCCGAGTACAACCTTTAACTGACCAGTCAAAACCGAAAATTGTTGGTAAGACTTGCCGCAAGTGTGAAGAATTTTTTAAACAAGATATGTTCTTGCCGACTCGCTCTTTCTTCTTTCCTGACGGTTACTTAGATATTTGTAACAATTGTTTGAGTAAGTATTTGGGCGCTTGCGACGACCTTCATAAAGCCGACAAATTCTGTCAATATGGTGATTTTCCTTTTGACCCAAGTGAGTGGATTAACTTACAGAGGACAGAACAATATGGAACTTTCAAAAAGTATTGCGAGAGACTCTGGGCGCGCGAGTACGAAACCATTAATTGGAAAGACACTCAAGAAAAATGGCAAGCTATTATGAAAGAGGATAATAGCGACGAGAAAATTGGCCTTTTTAACGCTCAACACGTTAACGACTTGCGCAAAAAATGGGGCGAGGAATTTACGGATGAACAGGTTTTGCGCTTTGAGCAGTTGTACAATGATATTGAGAAAACTCAGTCAATTGTAACTGCTATTCAAAAAGATAACGCGCGAAAAATGTGTATGTTGAGTTATAGAATTGAAAAAGCTTTATGGGACGAAGATAAGAATGGCAGTGATGTTAAGTCACTTATTTCTGCTTATGACCAATTAGCTAAAGCCGCCGATTTTACACCGAAAACTGCAAAAAATGTTGGAGATTTTGAGTCCATCGGAGAGCTTTGTGCCTTCTTGGAGAAAAAAGGTCAAAAATTTGAGTTCTATGACTGGAAGCCAAAAGACGATATTGATAAAGTTATGCAAGATTTGCAGAACTACACTAGAAGAATTGTTATTGGAGAAACTAATATTGCGGAAGAACTTAATGATAAGTTAGATATGGTACAACGTATGAATAATATTGAGAATGATGGGTTGTATAATGACGACGAAGATTTGTTTTCTTCTGTTGCAATTGATGATGATTTGGCTGATGAGTACAATGAACAATTTGAGGCAGGTGATTAGAAATAGGATATGGTTTAAATGAAAAAGAAAAGATAGTAGATACAGAAGATACAAGATATGGAATAAAAATTGAGAAGGGCGCGCTTTTAACGGAAGATAAAATTACGAATAATATGGATTTGTATGAGAATTATATGAATTATTTTTATACTTATCCTGACTTATTTTTAAGTCTTATCACACCAAAAGATAGTAATTTTCAATTATTTCCATACCAACGAATTTTCTTGCGTGGTTGTGTTAGATATAGATACATATATGTCGTCGCGCCAAGAGCGTTTGCGAAAAGCTTTCTGTCAATAATTGCTATGTATTTAAGATGTGTTTTTCTTCCGCGGTAGCAAGGTTTTCATATGCGCGCCGCGGGAAAGAGCGAATTGCTTGCTCCGCCTTATAGTAATATAGGGATGAAAAGTTCTTTAATTGCTGGAACATCCTATAGAGTCTTTAGAACTACAAAGTAGTTAGTAATAACAAGCTTGAATGTTTAAAAATCTAAAGAATTGGACAATCAGCAGCCAAGTAACCATTTTGGTTAAAGGTTCAAAGACTAGAGTTTATACTCGTAGCTTCAAGCGAAGTGAAACAGGAACTATCCTTTTATTTTTAGGATAATGATATAGTCTAATCTTATAGGAAACTATAAGCCATATGGATAGAGATTAGCGAACTCTATTAAATATAATGAAGGTACAAAAATAGCAATTGAAAAATTAACTGAAATCTGGGATTTATTCCCTTTATTAGAAAAAGAAGTTTTAAGCAAAAACTTTCAATCAAATTTAGTTCGTATTGTATTTAGAAACGGCTCCGTATTTGATATAGTAGCAGCACAAGATGCGCAGAGAGGTCGGCAGAAGACACGCTTAACAAATAAAAAAATTTTTGTCGGCCTCCACCAATTTTTGTAAATTTTCTTTTAATAGATGTTACTATTATATTAGGAGGAATAAATATGATAGGATACATTTATTATATAATTAACAACACTACCAATAAAAGATATGTTGGAATTACTACAGATTATAAAAGAAGATGGAACAAACATAAAAGTGAGTTAAGGCGCAATTGTCACCATAGTAGTAAATTACAAAACGCTTGGAATAAATATGGAGAAGAAGACTTTATCTGGTTTAAAAAAGAAGTTACAATTGAAAAATATGAAGATTTATTAGAACTAGAAATTAAAGAAATTGCTTATTATGATTCTTATAATAACGGCTATAATTGCACTATAGGTGGAGAATTACCACCTCGCAAGCAAAAAGTTAAAGATGAAAATATTGTAGATTTTTTATGTATAAACAGCTATTATGGAGACGGATACGGAAAAACCTGTGAAGAAATTTTTGGATGGTCAAAAGGAACAGCAAGTAGTGCAAAACGAAAAATTAGATATTTTACAGCAATTGATACATTTGCAAAAATGAGCCAACAAGAAATAAACGATAGAGCAATAAAAGTATTTAATCAATATCGTATTGATGAAGTAGCTTTAAATAGACAGTTGACACAAGGAGGCGCAATTCAGGTTTATAAATTAACTAAAGAAGACTATTATTTTGCTTTTGCGGCAAAAGAGCTTGGTTACACTTGCAAACAAATTGCAAATTTCTTTAATATAAAAGAAGGAACTGTTAAAGATTGGGGTAGAAGACATAGAATAAAAGAATTAGAGGAATTTAATAACCTAACATCAATAGAAAAAGAAAAAATAATACGGGCGTGTAAAAACTGCGGGATTAAGCGGGAACCCTAAGTCAAAATAGATATGGGAATCCGAACCGAAGGCTATATAAAGTATAGTCAGGGGCAACGCATAGGAAATGAAAAGATATAATTTTCCCAAGAGACCGCGGCACTTTAATAGTGAAAAGATATGCTGAACTTATAGAAAACTATAAGAAATAAAAGATAAAAAACTTTTATGATAACAAATGGGTATTATTGATGAGGTGCGCGACCACGATGGAGAAGCTCTAAATAGTATTGTCCTACCACTTATGAATGTTAATAGAAGAACTAAAAAACGGAGACTTAAACCAAAAAGAGCCACATCAAGCTCAAATATATATAACGTCAGCAGGCAATAGAAATACTTATGCTTATGAACGAATGAAAGAATTAATGTTGAATTCTATAATAGACCCTCATCAAGCCTTTGTCTGGGGGTGTAGTTATAAAGTTCCAGTAATGGCTGGCTTAATTCCTAAAAATTATGTTAACGAATTAAAAATGAGTGGAACTTTCGATGAGCAATCTTTTGCAAAAGAATATATGAGTAGCTGGGTAGGTGGCTCTTCAGAAAGTTGGATAAATGCGGACGTATTACGCAAGCATAGGGTTGTTGTAAATACAGAATTAAAAAGAAACACGAATGATAAAAAAGTTGGATACAATCCAGAACAATTTTACATAATAAGTGTAGATGTCGGTAGACTAGGCTGCGAAACCGTAGCGGAAGTTTTTAAAGTTTTACCAAATTTAAATGGTTTTACAAGTAAACTTGTAAATATTGAAGTTTTTCCCGAAAATCTTCATTTTGAACATCAGGCCGCCAGAATTAAGGAGATGATTGAAGCCTATAATCCTAAAGAGGTTATTCTCGATGGTAATGGACTTCGGAATTGGCTTAACCGACTTTATGATTGGGTACAGTAAACACGATGTTACTGGTACAATTTACCCACCTGTCGGTTCATTTAATAACGAAGATATGATGCAAAAACAACCTGCAGACTGCAAAAAAATCATTTATGTTGTTAAGGCTAATGCTACTTTACAAGGCGAAATTAACGCCGCAACGTATTCGGCGCTTGTAAGTGGAAAAACTCACTTTTTAATTAGTGAGCAAGAAGCAAAAACAAAATTATTAGCTACGGAAAAAGGCAGTAAAATGCCAGTAGAACAAAAAATTAGAAAATTAAAACCTTATACTTTAACCTCAATTCTAATTGAAGAAATTTTAAATATGAAGGTTAAAGAAGGTAATATAAATCAAGCTAATTTAGTGTTGGAACGAGTTAATTCTTCAATGGGAAAAGATAAGTTTAGTGCTTTTCAATATGGTGTTTGGAGAATTAAAAGTTTTGAAGCAGATTATATAAAGAAAAAAACTAGACAAAAACGAGATTTAGCTCAATTTATGAAATTTACTGGAGGTGGAAACAGATAGCGTGGATACTGAAGAACAAAACGAGAAACAGAAAAAACTATTAGAGTTTAGGAAAAGTGTTGAAACAATTTCTGCAAGTTTAGCTCTTGAGAAAAATAAAACTTATTCTAACAATAGAAAAACTTCTGACGAAATTGAAGGTATTTTAGCAAGAAACAGTGAAACAGAATTGCGCACACTTTCAAGACTTTATTGGAATATGAGTGGTTTGTATAGAAGAATGATTTTGTACATTGCCAATATGTTAACTTATGATACATTAATAGTACCAAAAATAAGAAAAGAAGACAAAAACGTTATAAATAATTTGACAAACGCAACTTATTTTTTAGACGAGTTAAAAATTGATAAGGAATTACCTAGAATTTTTACTACTGTTCTTGTTGACGGCGTTTATTATGGGTTATTTAAGGAATGTTCAAACGGAAAATATATTTTTCAAGATTTGAGTCCAGAGTTCTGTAGAACTAGATACAAATCAATGGAAAATTTACCTGTTTTAGAACTAGACTTAAGTTATTTCTTTTCTGATATGAGAAGTAAACAACCTTTAACAAACGTAGACCTTTTAAAGTTATATCCTAAATATATTCAAGACGCTTATAATACTTACTATAGAAATGCGCAAAAGCGCGCAAAGACAGTTGGTTGGAAAAAAGCTTTAGAAGAAGGAAGATGGCTAATTATACCAGACGACATTGGAGTGGTATTCTATTATAATGATACTAAGCCTTTGTTTGTTAGTACAATTAAGGCTATTGAGGACTTAAATGAATATAAAGGAATTGAAAAAGACTACGACAAATCAGAGTTAAAGAAATTGTTAAAACAACAAATTCCTACAAATAGTGATGGTGAACCTATTTTTACAGTTGAAGAAGCTGCGGTTATGCACCAAGCGCTAGTTAATATGTTAAAGCATAATAGCGATATTGATGTATTTACAACTCTTGCAGATACAGAACTTATGAGTTTACAAGACTCAAGTCAAGCTAACAGAGACAATCTAGAGAAAATGGAAAGAAGTGTATATAATGAAGCTGGCATTAGTAAAAACTTGTTTTCTAGTGATAATACAACTTCTTTAAAATACTCTCAAACGGTTGATTTCGCTTTAGCTTATGATATGGTTAAACCTGCGGCAACATTTTTAACCTATCATATTAACAAAAAATTTTCTACAAAGAAATTTTTTCTTGAAGTTATAATATTACCAATAACACATTATAATCGAGAGGAAATGTTTGATTTGTACTTAAAAGGAGCGCAATATGGCTATAGTAAAATTTTAGCTGGTGTTGCTTCTGGAATTAAACAAAGCAGTTTATTAAATTTAATAACGTTAGAAAACGATTACTTAGATTTAACAAACAAAATGGTTCCACTACAATCTTCTCATACAACAAGTGGAACTGAAGAAAGTTCTGGCGGGCGCCCAGGACTAGAAGAAACTGAAAAGACAAATAAAACGATACAAAACGAAGAATCATTATAGGAGGAAAGTAATGCCTAAAAACAATAAACAAACTCCTAGAAGTTTTGTTGCGACTGTTTATGAAGAACTACAACCTTTAAAAAATTCTGCTCTTTCACGTTCAAGAGTTAGAATTTTCTATAAAGGTTTGAATAGAAACTGGTCATATATTACAGACGAAGTAGCAGACCAATTAATTGCTTCTTTGCCTGGTACACCAGTCGTAGGTTTTTATGACGCAGACAAAGATGATTTTTTAGGACACATAGAAAGAGAAAAAAATATTGCTTATGGCTTCGTCCCACAAGATATGAACTTTAAATGGGAAATGTTTTTAGACCCAGATGGAGTTTATAGAACATACGCTTGTGCGGACATTATATTGTGGACTGGCCGCTATCCAGTGGCCTCTAAGATAGTTGGTAAAAGTCACTCAATGGAGCTAAACGATAAAACAGCAAAAGGAGAATGGGTTGAAACAGAAGAAGATTTCTATTTTCAATTTACTTCTGCCGAATTTATTGGACTATGTGTATTAGGTGATGAGATAGAGCCTTGTTTTGAAGGTTCATCTTTTTATTCTATTAACAAAGATTTATCTAGTTTTGCACAAATAAAAAAAGACTTAGCAGAAATGATTAGTTTATATAGTTCAACACAAGCAGATAATGGACTAACAGGAGGTCAAGGAATGGAAGACGAAAACAAAGAAAATGAAGAAGTACTAAATCCTCAAGACCCAGTAAACGAAGAAGAAGAAACAGTAGTAGATGAAGGAGCTTCTAACGAAGAAGAAACTACACCTGCTGAAAATTCTGGCGCCGACAATGAAGAACAAGAAAACTCTGAAGAAGAGCAAGAAGGTTCTGAGGAGACTCCAGATGATAATTCTACTGAAGAAACTTCTGAACAAGAAGAATCAACAGAAGAATTAAAATTTTCTCAAGAAGAAGTTGAAGCTATTAAAGCTGACTATAATGCACAAATTGCAGATAGAGACGCACAAATTGCAAGCTTAAATAGTGAATTAGAACAATTAAGAGGATATAAAGCTCAAAAAATAGATGAAGAGAAGGATGCTGTTTTAGAAAACTATTCATCTAAATTAACTCAAGAGGAGTTAGAAAACTTTAAAAATAAAAAGAGTGATTATGCAAACGCGCAAGAACTTAAGAAAGATATAGCACTATGTATTCTTGAAAAAGAAGAAGATACAGATACTACAACAGCAAGTAATAGTGACTATTCTTTAGCAAGTAATTTAGGTGAACAATTAACTGGCGCAGAAAGCATAGTAGCTAGATTTGTTAAAAATAAAAATAAATAGGAGGACATTATAATGGCTATAGATAAAAGATTAGTTGACGGTAAAAATGGTGTTTTAGAAAAGAATGCTGTTACTTACCCAAGAACAGGAAATATAATGGCTATGTACCCATTAAAAGAAGGAGTTAAGGGAGAAAATGGTATGCTATTAGCAGTAAATTATGTTGATGGTAAAATTGAATACCCAACTGCTTCAAGTGAAGTTATAATGATTTTAGACAGCGCTGAAAAAGAATATGACAAAAATGTTGCTGGTTTAGACCAACATTATTTAACAAGCGCTAGTGGATTTTTACCAAGATTAGGTAAATTAACTGTTAATGATAGATTTACAACTTCTACAGTTTCTTATGACTCAGCAGTATTTGCAAACGCTGAAGCTATTGAAACTGCAATTAAAGCTGGTTCAGTTTATGGAATTCCTTGTACAACAACAGGATTTGAAGGAACTATCGCTTTAACAAAAACTGCTCCTACAGGTGTAATTGGTTTAAAAGCTATCGCTTTAACAACAATCCCAAATGGAGATGTTGCAATTAAATTTGCAGTAATTAAGGCTAACTAGTTTTAGCAATTATCAAAGGAGGAATAAAATCAGATGGAACAAGATTTAAAAGATTTGGCTTTAGCTGCCGTTAATAGAACAGCTGTTTTAGATTATTCTCAAGCAGATGTAGAAGGTGCTTTAAGAGCAGAATTAAAGAAAATAGCTAGTACACCACAAGAATTTGAAAAAAATAAATGGACTATTTTCGAATTAATACAAGAAACTGCTGATGCTATTATTCCAAATAGAATAATGGAAATTATGTCTCAATTTGCTGAAGTTAAACAAGTTGGACAAGGAAATAAAGCTACTTTCAAAAGAAAATTAGGAAAAAGAAGAGGAAAAAGTTTTGTTACTACAGTAGCTCCTGCTGGAACATATGAAGCTTTCAGACTAGACTCTGAAACATTTGAAGTTCCAACAAGCGCAGTTGGTGCAAGTGCAATCGTTGACTGGGAAAGATATTTAGACGGTTTAGATGACTTATCTGACTTAATAGATATAATTATGGAAGGTATTGAAGACGCTATTTATAAAGCTGTTTACGAACAATTAATAGCTTCTTACTTAGACGTTAAAATGCCAGATGCTAACAAAGTTACTTCAAGCACTTTTGACAAAGCTGCTATGGACAAATTAATTTCTGTTGTAAAATCTTATGGAGATAGCGCAGTAATATTCTGTACACCTCTATTCGCTGCTACAATAGACAATGAAATCAAACAATCTTACTTACCAGACGGAGACAAAAATGATATTAGAGAACAAGGATTTGTTGGTGTATATCATGGTACTCCAGTAGTAGTATTACCTATGGCTACTGAAACAGAAGAAAACAAAAAATGGGCTTATGACCCTTCATATGCTTTTGTAATGCCAGCTGGTAAAGAGAAAGTTGTTAAAGTTGTACTAGAAGGAGATTTACAAATGAACAGTTGGACAAACGCAGACTGGTCAATGGAAATTGCTTTCTACAAAAAATTTGGTACAGCTATGTTATATTTCAATAACTGGGGTATTTACAAAAATACTTCACTTAGCCAAGAAGTTTAATTTTAGAAGTAAAATAATAGTTTTATAGTTCGTCGGCGCGCTTGCGCCTTCGAATGAGTTTAATGGAGGAAAATTATGGAATCAAGTAAAATGATAAAAGTTAAAAATTTATCTAAGGGTGGCGTAACCTATTTATTAGAAAATAGACATATAAGAAGGGAATGGAATACTAAAAATCAAATTAGACCAATTCCTGCTGACGAATTACAAGAAGCATTATATGACCAAGGAATACGCAATCTTTTTGTTTTAGGTTATTTAGGAATAGAAAGCAAGGAAGATAGAGTTCTAGTTGGTTTAGACTATGAAGATGAAGAAGAAA